CATCTGGACTCATCTCTCTCAGTTAGAAAATTCTGAGAAGAAGTGGATTAAATGCCTGAAAAACTCATTATGCCGTCATGTATCTATTGCAATGGACCAGGAAGAACTTCCTGAAGGAGACCACTTTAACATGGTCCCCATTCAGTTAAGGAATTTCTTTCGAGGTTTGGAGAAAAGGACGAGAATTAACTTTTTCTTTTCCTTACTCCAATCTAAGAGCCTCTGTAAAGAGGTCCCGGAAGATTTCATCTTAGATACACTTATTGCACATCGGGAACAATTATCCAAAGAATCTGAACCCTTATCAGAAGCAACTCGACGAGTGCTTTTTAATAGGGGTAAAGAATTCGGGAAACGAGTAGTTAAATACTACCGTTACTCGGAAGGATATTTGCCCTCGAATAAGGCAACCTTTGCTTTCCCCAGAGATATGGGTGGGCAAAAGGCAGACCTTGTGCATAGCGATCGATTAACCAATAGGCGACAACGACCAAATGATCGGATGGAACCTTTAGTTATTGGTTTATTCGGGCAGCCAGGACAAGGGAAGAGCACTCAAATTAACTTAATTCTTTCAAAGTTAAAGAAGCTTTTCCCTGAATGTCCCAGAGATAAACTTACCTATAGTAGGTCTTGCCACACAGAACACTGGGATGGTTATTGCAATCAACCCATTGTGATCTTAGATGATATTGGTCAGTCAAAAGAGGGAAAGGATATTAAGGAATTCCAAACTTTGGTTTCCTGTAATCCATATATCCCTCCAATGGCGAGCCTTGAAGACAAAGGGATTTCCTTTGATTCTCCTATCATCATACTGACAAGTAACCTATTCTACGGCATGAGACTCAACTGTCACTACACATGTGCAAATGGGATTATAGATGATGCATCCTTTTGGAGGCGTATCCATATACCATTGCATGTAGAGTTAGGAGAGTTAAATTGCCTGCGGGAGAAACCTAATTGGGTTCGTGAGAGTAATCTCATTACCCGAAAAGGTATTTTCCGTAAGGTTGGTCAATCTCGAAGCCTCGATTCTCATCAATTTTTCCAGAATCGACCGGTCTTTAATCGGCCGGATGAAACTGGACAGTCTTTTGAACAGGATCTTTGGATCACTGTCAATGAAACTTTCCTTGATGACATCGTAAAAACCTATCGATATCGCGAACGGCATCACGACAACATTCGTCGTAGTTGGACTCAAATAGTTCATTCTCGGACTGAGAATCCAGTCGATTTAGTATCTTCCGAATTCTACAAAGAACAGATCGAACCATACTTACCCAGTTCTCTAGGGTTTGATGGTTCTCCTGAACTCGTCTCTGAATTGAACGCTCTTGAATTCGATGCTTTTCCTCCTGAAGGTCCATTACCCGTAAGGGTTGAACCAATTGTAGAACCTTTAAAAGTTCGGACAATTACAGCAGGAATAGGTGATACCTTTTGCTTAAAACCTTTCCAGCGTGCCATGTGGCATGCTTTGGGAGAGGAAGAGCAATTTTGTCTCACCCACGGTACAAATAACCTTGAACCGGCCATCTCTCGTATTTGGGAACAAAATCCCTCCAACGAAGTGGTCTGGATCTCTGGTGATTATACCGCGGCTACGGATTCATTTCCGATAGAAGCCACAAAGTGTCTTTTAGAAGGAATACTTGAGTCTATAGAACATGAACCAACAAAGCGTTGGGCAATGAAGGAGATCTCTCCACATTTACTTGTTTATCCTGAGAAGTTTGGTATTGAACCAGTACTTCAAAAGAGTGGACAATTAATGGGAAGTTTACTTTCTTTTCCCTTGCTCTGTCTTTTAAACGACTGTACTGCTCGTAGTATTGGTCTAAGTCCAAAAGAATATCTAATCAATGGTGATGATATTCTAATGAGGACGAAGCCCAGTAACTATCCCATCTGGAAGGAAAAAGTCCGCGAATTTGGACTATCGCTTTCATTAGGGAAAAACTATGTACATCCAGAATTTGGAACCATCAACTCTCAATTAATTTTTAGAGAAGAAGTTTTAGATGCTGGAAAGCAGAAAGTTTTTGACAGAAGGTCGCATGTTCTTGGCGAATGTCTGAGAGACTTGGAAGTGATGATGAAGTACACCGCAGGAACCGAGGTTCAGGAATTGTTTAAAACTATAAATAGGTCTAAACTTTCTCGAACTGTTCGAAGCATACGAGTACCCGTCTCACATGGTGGCTTAGCTTTCTCCTGGGGAGAAAGAATCAATATTTCTGATCGTGATAAACGAACGGAATTATTGGTCTATCTCCATGATTTATTTTGTAAAATAAGTCCAGAGAAGGATTGCATAGCTATCCCATATCTCTCTTTGAGTCAATACAAAAATGAAACAATTAAGAATCAAGAGAATTCTTTTAATGAACCTGTCCCCGTCACAGAATACCATGAGGATTTCCTCGGTATTCCGGACCTGGAACGGGTGAGAAAAAGAATTCATACCAATTCGAACTTGCGTACTTTGTTTTTTGGACAGGAGATCGAAGATCTCCCCTCTCTCTCTTTTTTGAGAGTCCTTCAAATCCCATTTAAGGATAAGAAGGTGAAGAAGGAAATTCAAATGGAAGTTGACAGAGTCTTTTTCCAGAATTTTCTAAATCCAAATACAGATTATACATACGAATTGTTCCAGAAGACTTTTCTTCATGCTGTGAGAGGAGTACCAAATACAGCAACCGAGGTTGCTACACAATATTTGGCTCCTATCATTGATTTACAAGTAAGACCTGATTACCTATTACAGGTTTCAACGTCTTACAAAAGTAAGTCATTTGATTCACAACTCTTTGAAAAGTCAATTGGCAAGAATCTTAAGCCTAAGCAATTCAATCTACCTTATATCTCCGATTCTCCCGATTTCTCACGAGAAGTCGAGGAGAGTTTTGATTTTCTGCGAGAGCAGATTCTCAAAGAATCGGATGTTTTAGACCAGATTGATCTTCAAGATATTCCTGGATATCCACATTTTGTCCATAAGGGAGTTCCCATTTTGGGAAACTCCTGGCCGAAAGGGATCTCGGGACTTGAAGTTGCTGAAGCAGTTTCATCATTTCTGTAGAGAATTGTTGAAAATTAGAATTCCTGATAATTTCCTTACGGAAAGAATGACGGAGTTCCAATTCAAAGAAATTGAATGATCCAATTTTCAACCGAT